TAGAGCATGGTGCCCGTCTTCTCAATGGTATCTTAGGTATCATGGATCAGCAGAATAATATCTGGGCTGAGTGGGCCAAGCGTGAGTGCGGTAACCGTGAGGCATTCAAGCACATCGCAGAGGCTGCGGGTTCTAAGATTGCTTTGCAGATGCTACACGATGGTGAGCGTATCCCTGAGATAATCATGTACGGTAAAGTCAATGCCAACGATGGTCTGATGTACATGTGGACAAAGTACCAAGAGCATTACAGCCGTAAGTTGGGTGAGAATTACTGGTCAGTTTACAATGTAATGACTGACTGGTCTTCACATCATGTCGGTAGACGGCGTAAGAATGCTGTTGATATCCCCGTTGCACAACTCAAGAAGTCCGAGAAGGTGCAAGAGATTATCACTAAGGCTTTCCCGATTGCAGCCTAACCCTCCGGCACCTGAGCATGTGTTTAAACTGCTCACTTAATATAACTCCGGGTAATGGAAGATGACTATGGATACTATAGATATATTTGTCGATCACTTTGTGATTCACTCTGATAGCCGAGAGGCTCTAATTCTTAATGGTAGTGTTGATACTTTTAAAAGTAACTTGCGTGAGCTTGTTTCTTCTGAGGTTAGAAACGTGCTACTTGAGCGTGTGAGTTTGATTGATGATGAGATAACACTGACCGAACCTCACCGGCATGTAAGTCCTCAACAAAAACTACTTAAAACTTACAAGAAGGCTTTGATGGACGTACACAACTCAATGCTTTTTAATTAAAGAGGACAGCCCTCCCCGTGTACTCGTAACGTTAAGGAATTTAAATGAATATATTCTACATAGACCCATGCCCTGTAAAGGCTGCACAAATGCAGTGCGATAAGCATGTGGTCAAGATGGTTTTAGAATCTGCCCAGATGCTTTGTGCTGCTCATCATGTTGAGGGTGATGGTAATGTACCTTACAAACTGGCTCATAAGAATCACCCCAGTACCGTTTGGGTAAGGGATAGTGCGCCTAATTATAGGTGGCTTTACAGGCATTTTGAGGCCCTCTCAGAGGAGTATACCGATAGGTATGGTAAGGTACATCTTACGTGGGAAAAGTGCCGAGAGCCTCTTAGACACCCTCCTACAGCCCTATCCAGTCCTGAGCTAGGGTGGAAAGATCATACACCACCACCTCAGTGTATGCCTGATGAGTGCAAGCGTGAGACTTCACTGGCTGGGTACACTGAATATTATTTTAATTACAAACCAAAGGTTATTGATATGCGTTTCCGAGGAGTTAAGTATGAGTGATTTATTTTACAAGGCTATACGCGCACAGGATCACCTTGATGTGATCTACCCTGACAGGTACTGGCCTGTTGGTGCAGAGTCTGCGCCCGTTCCTCACGTCATAGCTATAACAAAAATGTATGCCGGAGGTATGCGTCCGTGTGATATCATACGTAAGCTGGGTGTGTCCAAAGCTATGGTCACCAGCATCACAAGGCGCTCCCGTTTCAACCAAATGTCGAAGCACTCATGCAGAATATAATTGATATGTCCAACCACATCCTTGGGTTTAGCGAGTGTTACTTTGAAACAGGAATTGTAACACCTGTTGTACGCGAGGATGCCCTACGTCTGTGCCTCAAACATGGCGATGAGTTCTGTATTAGGTTCGTTTCCATCTACCTTGAGGTGCAGAATCAGGAGTATCAAAAATTCTCTTGACAACCTTTCCTTCTGCGTGTAAAATACTTACAAGTTTTAAAAGGGAGATATAAAAATGAGTTCTACAGATACTAGAATGGAGTTTTGTTCAGACATAGATGATTGGTGGTGCCAGTTGTTTGCTATGAGGCTGGGCGCACCTTTACCCTCTGAAAGAATTAAGTTGAGGTTTATTGGATTTGTTGAGGATCGTTGCACTGAAGTAGGTTCTTGGCGGATTAATGACGATGACTTGACATGTTTATTTTCAGAGTTCATAGATAATCTAGGAGAATGGTAGTGTTGTTTGATATAACCACTGAAGAATATAAAGCCTTCACCGGCTCCCACCTGATGGGTTTATTGTATGAGAACAAGTCACCGTACCACATTACTTACAACATGCACGGGAAAGACCGGCATTGCTTGGAGATTGAGGACGGTATTGATGAATCCATTGAGCAACAAATATCTGATTTTTTTGTTGACAACGCATCACAATGATGTTAATTTATAATGACGCTAACAAAGGAGAAAACCTATGCGTATGATTGATGGTATCCCACAAGTGTTAACTGGCGAAGCCTTTTATCCTCATGTGAAAGTGCCTGTCCCTAACTTCACGGGTGACCGTAACGGGTATGAGATTAACCTAGCGGTATCTGATGATGTCTATCAGCAGTTTATTTCTGCTGGCTTCAACGTCGGTGTCAAGGCTGCTGGGCGGTCTAAGTATACTGAAGACCCCGTGATTCATTTCTATCAGTGGGAAGTTAATGGTAAGGGTGAAAAGAATCCTGTCCCTAAACTCGTTGACTCTGAAAAGAATGAGATTGATGTGCAGATTGGTAACGGCTCGAAGGTAGCAGTGCAGTGGCGAGCAGCCGTGTACGGGCCTAACAAGCAGTACAAACGTGCCATCCTTGAGAACGTGCAGATCCTAGACCTTATTGAATATGGTCAAGGCGCTGCTGAAACTGAACTAGCATTTTAGGGAGGAGTCATGACTGAAGAGAACCCAAACACCGTGACCTATGAGGACAAGGAATACAATGTCGCTGAACTGTCTGAACGTGGACAGGTTCTTGTGGGATTTGTACGTTCAGTCCGTGAAGAGGCTGCGGGTTTGCAGTCCCGTCTAGCTGTGCTACAGGCAGCAGAGATAACCTTCTCCAAGGAATTGGAGGAGATATTGAACGAGCCTGAGCAGGAAGAACTGGATTAACTAAGAGGGGCTTCGGCCCCTTCTTTTATGGAGACTGAAATGTCTTTTGTAGAATTTCATAAACCTTGTCCCGTATGTAACAGTAGTGATGCCGCCAGTATCAATGAAGATGGCAGTGCTAAATGTTTTTCATGCGGGGAATTTATACCTAACTATTCAGAGGGAAGTATGGAAGCAGCCCCAAGGCTTGTTAAAGATAATGTAACAATCAGAGAAGGAGAGTTTAACGCCCTGAAAGAGAGGGCAATTTCACAGGCAACCGCCAAGAAGTATGGAGTCAGATCCACACTAGGCCCTGACGGTAACTCCACCCGCCACTTCTACCCGTACTACAACGGTGCTGAAGAAGTAGCATACAAGACACGCATGGTTGATACCAAAGGCTTCACTGCCTCTGGCCCTATATCAGAGTGTGGCTTGTTTGGTCAGCAGACAGTGGGCGACAAGGGTGGTAAGTATATTACTATCACTGAGGGTGAGTGTGATGCAATGTCGGCTTACGAATTGCTGGGATCTAAGTGGCCCGTGGTATCTGTTAAGAACGGAGCGCAGGGCGCAGAGAAAGATGTTAAATCTCAAATAGAATTCCTTGAAAAGTTTGACAACATCGTGATCTGCTTTGATGCTGACAAACCCGGACAGGAAGCAGCCAAGAAAGTAGCAAGGTTGCTGAAGCCTAACAAAGCTAAGATCATGGTGATGCCTGACGGTCACAAGGATGCCAATGACATGCTGCGTAAGAACCAGCACGGCTCCTACGTTAGTTCGTGGTGGAATGCAAAGACCTACACGCCTAGCGGTGTCTTGAATGTCAGTGAGAATAAAGATAAGTATCACAACAGACCCAAGAAGAAGTCCATCCCCTACCCGTGGGAAGGTTTAAATAAAAAGCTAGAGGGCTTACGACAGGGTGAGTTGGTGTTGGTTGCAGGCGGTACAGGTCTTGGTAAGACTGCGGTTACACGCGAACTAGAACACTGGCTTATCAAAGAGACTGATGACAACATTGGTATCGTTGCCCTAGAGGAGGATTGGACACGAACCGTGGATGGTATCCTTTCTATTGAGGCCAATGCTAAGTTACACATTGACAGTGTACGTGAGACATACTCTATAGAAGAAGTTGATATTCTTTTTGACGATATGTTCTTGGACAACGACAACAACGACAGAGTGTGGGTACATGCTCACTTCGGCTCCAATGATATTGACGGTATCTTTTCTAAGTTACGTTACATGATCGTCGGTTGCGAATGTAAGTGGGTTGTTATTGATCACCTGCATATGATGGTATCTGCCACATTGGAGGGCGATGAACGCCGATCCATTGACTCCATCATGACACGCCTTCGCAGCCTTGCTGAAGAGACAGGCGCTGGCCTTATTCTTGTGTCACACCTTCGCCGTATTGATGGCAATAAGGGACATGAGAAGGGCGCTGAGACAGACCTGAGCCACCTCAGAGGCAGTCAGTCCATCGCGCAGTTGTCTGATTGTGTCATCACTCTTGAACGTAACCAGCAGGCGGATGATCCGGTGGTAGCATCCACTACCCGTGTGCGTATCCTAAAGTCTAGGTACACAGGTGATGTGGGTATCGCTACCTATTTGCAATACGATAAGGATACTGGTAGGCTCAACGAAGTTGATGACTCAGACATTGACTTTAACCCTGATCAAGAAGATACACTGGCGTTTGAATGAAACTATTATTTGACATAGAAACTGATGGGCTTGAGTACACAAAGATATGGTGTCTTGTTGCTCAAGAAGTAAACACTGGTGAGGTCTGGAGCTACGGGCCTGACGAGATAGAAGAAGGAGTTTCATTATTAAATAAAGCAGAGCAGCTATCAGGACACAACATCATTGGGTTTGACATACCTGCTCTAGAAAAGCTTACGTCCTTTAAGCTTGGCAATCAGCAGATCATAGACACCTTAGTGCTGTCTAGATTATTTAATCCTGTACGTGAAGCTGGTCACAGCCTTGCAGTATGGGGTAGTAAACTAGGTCTTGCTAAGATTGAGTTTGATCAGTTTGATTGTTACACACCTGAGATGCTTGAGTATTGTAAGCGTGATGTTGGAGTCAACGTCAAGGTTTACAAGGCTTTGCAGAAAGAGGGTGTGGGTTTCTCTCCTGACTCAATAGAGTTAGAGCATGGGGTAGCTTCCATTATGAAGGATCAAGAAAACACTGGCTTTTACTTTAACGAGTACAAAGCAAGCATGTTACTGGCTCTAATGCGTGAGAATATGGTAAAGCTAGAGGATGAAGTAGGCAAGGTGTTCAAGCCCAAGGTAGATGAGCGTCTTATCTATCGCCGCGAGACAGGTACAGGTGCTGTAGCTAAGACAGGTTCTTGGGATACTCCAAGTGGTAAAGGTGTTCGCCTTACTGCCGAAGAGCATGAGTACCTAAGCAAGCCTGCTAACTTCAGTACCTCTAGACAGAGCATAATGGACTTCAACATTAGTTCTAGAAAGCAGGTAGGTGAGTACCTCATAGAGTTCGGCTGGAAGCCTACGGAGTTCACTGTGCATGGTAGACCTATTGTCAATGAGAAAACTCTTTCTCAGATAGAAGGTATCCCAGAAGCAGAGTTGATTAAAGATTATCTGATGCACCAGAAACGTGAGGCTCAGATTAAATCGTGGCTGAAAGCACTGAAAGATGACGGCAGAGTACATGGTTATGTGATCCCTAACGGGACTATCACAGGCCGTATGACTCACCGTGAACCTAACATGGCGCAAGTACCTAGCTCTAATTCACCTTATGGTAAGGAGTGTAGAGCGGTGTGGACTGTACCTAAAGGTTACAAGCTGGTGGGTATTGATGCCAGTGGCCTTGAGTTACGTATGCTTGCACACTATATGGAAGACGAGGAGTACACAAATGAAATTGTCAACGGAGACGTACACACAGCTAACCAACACCTTGCAGGACTTGAATCTAGAAATCAGGCGAAAACATTCATCTATGCATTGCTGTACGGCGCAGGAGATGAAAAGCTTGGAAGCGTGGCTGGAGGAGGTAGAGAAGCTGGTTCAAGGCTTAGACAATCTTTCTTCGATAATCTTCCATCATTTACAAATCTCAAAAATAAAGTTGCAAGAGCTTCAGCAAGAGGGCACCTCAAAGGTTTAGACGGACGTAAGCTATTTGTACGTTCAGAACACTCAGCCCTCAACACGCTGTTGCAGGGTGCCGGTGCTATCGTTATGAAGAAAGCCTTGGTTATTTTCAACGAGAAAATAGCTGGACTTGATGCTAAGTTTGTGTGTAACATACATGATGAATGGCAGTTAGAGGTTGAAGAGATGAGTGCTGACGCTGTAGGTAACTTAGGTGTAGGTGCAATTGTCCAAGCAGGATTGGAACTTAATTTAAAATGCCCGCTAGATGGAGAGTATAATGTCGGAAGCGATTGGTCAGCCACCCACTAAAACTTGTATTGAGTGTTCTGTAGAGCTAGTCCTAAGCGACAACTGGACTGATGCTCGAAAGAGACAACGTAAATACTTATGCAAATCTTGCTGGAATGCCAGAGACATGTATGTCAATAATAAATACATACCAAAAACCCACCCACTGTTCAAGCCCGGAAGATACAGGGGATTCACTGATGCAGCCTTTAGTTCCTTAGAAAACTATGACAGATCCGGGGAAGGTGAAGTATATATTATACATAACCCTGCATTTCCCGGATGGGTCAAGGTTGGTATGGCTGTTGACTCCCAAGACAGATTAAAACAATATCAAACATCTTCGCCTTACAGGGACTACACGGTTGTAAAATCTTACAAAGTACCTAACAGACTTGAAGCCGAAGCTAAAGCGCATGAAGCGTTGACTGTTGAAGGACGTGGACGCAGGGGTGAGTGGTTCTACATGGGATCTACTGTAGCTGTAGCTGAACTTGACAAATTATTTATTATTGGAGAACAACTTGACCTCTTCTAAAGACCTAGACAACCTTGTAGATGATATCTACGGTAAACTTGATACTCTATCTGACGGTAAAGAATTAGACATAACTGATGATATGATCTATGACTTTGGTGAGCGTATGAAGGCTGCACTAGCACACTGGGCACAGCCTCACAAGCAGTCCAAGGGTCTACGCATGAGCAACATTGGTAAGCCTGCCCGTCAGCTATGGTATGAATCACGTAGAGATCTTGACGAGCCGTCTACCATGAAGGCTCACATGCACATTAAGTTTTTGTACGGTCACCTGCTGGAAGAAGTACTCCTCCTGCTCGTTAAACTGTCAGGACATACTGTGACTGACGAGCAGAAAGAAGTAGAGGTTGACGGCATCAAGGGCCACATGGACTGTAAGATTGACGGGGAGGTAGTTGATATTAAGACTGCTTCTAATTTCGCTTTCAAGAAGTTTTCTGAAGGTACACTTGCAGTGGATGATCCCTTCGGATACATGGCTCAGTTGAGCGGCTACGAGGCAGCAGAGGGTACATCTGATGGTGGCTTCTTGGCTATCAATAAAGAATCAGGTGAGCTTGCTCTATTGAGGCCCGGAGATCTTTCAAAGCCTAACATTAGTACAAGAATAAAAGAACTTAAAGAAGCTCTTACTATTGACAACCCGCCAGATCGCTGCTATACTGATATACCCGAAGGCAAAAAGGGTAACATGCGGCTCCCTGCTTCATGTACCTATTGCCCCTTTAAGCATGACTGCTGGGAAGACTCCAACGATGGTAAAGGACTCAGAGCATTTAGATACTCTAATGGCCTGAAGTACTTTACTAAAGTGGTGGCTCTCCCCAGAGTAGAGGAAGTAGTATGAACAGTAAAGACTGTAAAAAAATAAGCAGACAGACAGACTTGATTCTTGTTGAGTGGTTGAAGACTCTTGTTTCTGATGAAGAGAAAGAGAAGATAAACCCCTCAAACATCCACAGCTTACTTCCTTCTGCTAATTATTTCTTCATGGGTAGGACTCTGCGTCTTAGCTTTTACACCCCTAAGTGGGTTCGCCAATGCATTAAGAAGCTTGTAAAGCTTGGCAGGGAGATAGAAAGTATCACTATGTCTGATCTAGAGGCTTACACAAAGAGCCGTGGGGTGCATTATTAGTACTAAGAAGAAGGCTGTAAGTGGATGGCGCAAGCCTAGAGTACCCCGCCCAAAGCTTGTGAAGAAAGACGGTAACAAGTATGATTCAATATGGGAGATGGTGTTACATGAATCAATCTTAAAAGATTGGGAGCACCATACAGACTATGTGTCGTATGTTATTGAGCACAAGTACGAGCCTGACTTTGTTAGGAAGATAGGTAGGAAGAAGATCCTTCTTGAGTCTAAGGGTAGGTTCTGGGACTTTCAAGAGTACAACAAGTATGTCTGGGTAAAGAAGATACTGCCTAAGAACACTGAACTGGTATTCTTGTTTGCTAACCCATCAGCCCCTATGCCGGGAGCCAAGCGCCGTAAGGATGGTACTAAAAGATCACACGGTGAATGGGCCACAGCGAATGGGTTCAGATGGTTTAGTGAGGACAGTATCCCTGACAGTTGGATTGACAAGTCTGCTAGAGATACTGAAGAGTTTAAGAAACGTAATGACAAGATTAACTTGGAGATGCAATGAGCATTGATAATATAACACCAGAGGAATGGAACAGAATGAGTTTTAAAACTATTAAAGATGAAAGATCTAAAGTACCTACAGCAACACCTGTAGCTGATACTTGGAATCATGTTTATGATGATGACAATGAGCCTAATGACCATCCTCTATATGGAGATTATAAGTTTGATCCTGTACACAAGCCAGAGCATTACAACAATGGCGGCATGGAATGTATTGAAGCTATTCAAGGTATGCTTACACACGATGAGTACATTGGCTACCTACGTGGTAATGCCTTGAAGTATATGTGGCGTTTTAGATACAAGAAGAAGCCGATTGAAGATCTTCGCAAAGCCCGCTGGTATGAAGAGCGTTTGATTCACTATATGTTGGAGCATCCGGGTGACAAGTTGGGATAGGAAAGCAGAAAGAGTTGAAAGGTTTCAGAAGAAAAAGAAATCTAAAAGTAAAGCAAGAACCAAGGGCTACAGACAAGCCCAGTTAAAAGAGAAGGATGATTTGAATGACATCAAAGATTGGCATACAGGATTATTTAGGGATTCAGATTGACTATGATCGTGAAGAAACACTTAATAATTTTTCTTTAGAAACTTTGAAGGATCGTTACTTCTGGGGAGATGAGACACATGCACAAGAAGCCTTCGCCAGAGCGTCCGTCTATGGTGCAACGTATCAAGGACATACTGACTACAATCTTGCACAGCGGCTTTATGACTACGCAAGCAAGGGCTGGTTCGGTTTTAGCACTCCTATTCTTAGTAACGGAGGAACCACTCGCGGCTTACCTATTAGCTGTTTTCTCAATTATGTTCCTGATTCAAGGCGTGGGCTATCTGATCACTATGATGAGAACATATGGCTTGCAAGTGGAGGTGGAGGCTTGGGTGGATATTGGGGTGCTGTTAGAAGTAATGGCGTTTCAACTGCTAACGGTAGTCAGTCTACTGGTAGCATACCTTTCATGCA